AAAAGTTGGTAAAAAATACCTCGACCCTTTCCTAGTTAGGAGTAAATGAATTAAGTCAGACCTTATTTCCTGTTGGTCAAATTCTGTTAAAGCTAGGTAGTCACCCCTTCTCGAATCTTGGAACGGAAAATAAAGACCGTATGTAGTACCATCTGCCATATTACATAAATATACAACGATTATTTTTCAACTAAAGTTGTATTTCCTTTCACACCCTTAGGTTCGTATGGACAATGTCTACATCCACCATGAGAACCACAACAAGTTCCTCTCTTGATATGATACTCTTCAGTGAAGACTACTCTATTATTTTCAATGTAATAATCAGAAGGGAGAATCTCGTTTGGATTCTCCCTTTCTTTTTTTGTATTTTCCATAGGTTATTATACTAAAACACAAGCACCACCTGCACAAGCCAACTCACCACTTAAATCTGTTTCATCTTCCATTTCAACAATCTTAGACAAATCAACCTCGTGTAAAGTTTGCATTAACTCTTCATATCTTTCTTTTGTACAATCTTCGAAAGGCGCTTGAATATATGTTCCTCCGTCATAAGGTAACACTGATAATCCATTATAATGGTCTCTGTTTTCCCACATCCATTCACCTACCGCAGGCCATTCATGTTCTCTAATTGATACTGTTGCTGAAACATTATGTGAATTACTACCACTTCTATGTCCAGGTTTAATCCAATCAACATGAACCTTTTTAACTCTATCTAATAGTTGAATTGGTGACTCGTTTCTTAGAATTGACCCTTCAGGTGCTTTTTGTGGAATACCGATAACCGCAGTGTCGTGTGGTCTAAAATATTCATCTTCAACTAACTCAGGATGATTTTCCTTTAAGTAAGTATAAATCGCCTCATTCTTACCAACTCTTACTCTTCTGATATAATAGTCGTTGTGCCAAGCGTGGATTCCTGATGAAGTACCTAAAGTGAGTGAAGTTGTACCTGCTGGTTTGACTGTAGTTGTTCTCGCAGCAGGGTTGATACCTAGTAGTTCGGCAACCCTTTTATTTTCTTCTTTAACTATTTTTGAAGCAGATTTCATATCTAACTTCAAAACAGCCCCCGAACCAATACCTGTCATAGAAACACCAATCAAAGCATCCTTCTCAGTTGTTCTTTGCCATATCGGTCTTAAGTAATGGAAGTTTGTGTATCCTGCTTGAAGTGTCCCACAGAAAGCCGCTGCTCTTACTCTGTCCTCAAAGTCTTCTTGTGATACAACGTTAGATACGTTTACTTCTGTAAGATTACAGAATTGGAACGGTCTAAGCGCAATTTCACAACAAGGATTAGTTCCCCAATCTTTATCGTTAGTTAAATAAATACCGGGTTCACCAGCTCCGCTAGCTTCAATTCTCTTCCAAAGGTCCATGAAGTAGTCTTTTGTTATTTTGTGTCGGAGCAACACAGCTGAGTTATTTGCTCTACCTCTTTGTGGATTTGTTTCCCACCAAGCACCTGATTTACAACCAATCATTTCATCATCAGTTGCTGAGAAAAGTGAAATCAAAGCCGCTCTTCTAATACCACCTGCCAACACTGCGTCTGCAATATGACATACCATATCATGAACTTCGATAGCTTTTAATTTCTCACCATTATCTTTTGAATCTAAAATACCTTCAAGTTTAATGAGACATTCCTTAAGTGGTTGTGGACCAGGTGCCTTTCCACCTGATGTTACCAATCTTGCACCTTTAGGTCTGATATCACTGAAATCAAATTCAATATGAGAGCCACCGTAGAAATATGATTTTACTAAAATTTTAACAGCGTCTGCCCAACCTTCGATTGAGTCTGCAACTAACCATCTCCTTTTTCTTTCTTTGTTTGGTTTAAGTATTTCAGGTAACGTTTCAACATGATGTTTTTGAACAGAATAACCCACACCCGTACCTCCTAACAACAAGAACATGATTTCAGAAAAAACTCTCCAATCATCAATTGGTGCAAAAGCACAGTTATAAATTCTGTTTGGTGAGATTTCAATTGGTTTACCTGCGAACTGCATTGACCTCATTGAAGGAAGAACTTGTTTTTTAAATACATACATGTAGTTCTCTCTGATTTCTTTTTCTAAATTAGGAAATTGCTTGATATGCATCTCCATGTTTCTTGTGACTAGCTCTTGCCACGTTTCTCTTCTGTTCAATTCAGGAATATACTTCGCGTATTTCATATACACGGTTATATCACTGAGAATCCTGTTTGAAATGTCCATTTTTTTAAATTTTTTTTGTTTTTGTTTTTATAAAAAATTCGGTGATTTTAGTTATAAATATAGGGTCGTGCAATATACGACCCTTATTTTTATTAAAAAAAAGTAAGTTTTTTTTCGAAAAAGTAGATATTTAGTTGGAAGTGTTTTGTGATTGTTCTTTCTGTTTTCTCTTATCAAGTAACTCTCTAACTCTATCTCTTTTCTTTTCTTCTTGTTGTTCTTCAAAACCTAAGAATGTCACAGACGATTCTGTATCAATCTCTAGTAGTTCGTTATTAAACTTACAATTTTCGAACACAACTCCATCTTTACCTAATCGTGATTTGGTAATTGCAATAGTTGCCAAGTTCATTTCTTTCTGTTGTAGTGTCTTCGCAATAGAAATGATTACGTGACCGACTTGAGCCTTTTTGATTGACCCGCCCATTTGGTCGGTAGTTACAACTTCGGAGGAAATTGAAGACCTATTACCTTGTGTTGCAGTCCATCCAACTAAACTGAGTTCATGACACATCGCCTCAAAATGTCTCATTACGGAACCTTCAGATTTCCATTCATCTTTGTTTGGATTTTCAGGTAAAACACAATCAATATAATCTAACATAATCAAATCAATTTTGATTCCATCAGCAATCATCTTTCTTACTTGATTCTTTATTTGTAACATCGTCATTGTATCAGATGGTAGTTTTCTAAGAACAAGTCTATTTTGCATGGTATCTTTTATTTCATTGATTTTGTCCATGACTTTATCCTTATGTAAAACTAGATTATCTGGTTCTATTCCTGTCCAAAGTGTGAAATGTTTTCTCTGTATAATTTTAGGATTATCCTCAAAGAATACCTGAAGAACATTATACCCATGATTAAATGCGGTATTTGCTATCTTGGTTAGAATTGTTGTTTTACCAACACCCGTTGGTGCGAGAATCACACCAATCTCACCTTTAGCTAAACCCCCTTTCAAAAGACGGTCAATACCTGGTATTCCCATTGGTATAGGATGTCTGAAGTCTTCGTCTAATACCGTATCTAAATCAGAGAATACATCGGACATTCCATCACTTGTTTGTCCAACTTGTAAAGCGTCTCTAACTAATGTTTCCACTTTGTCGTAAGATTCAAAATCACCTTCGTTGATGATTTTTTGGGCCTTCTCCATCGCCTTCTGTAATTCCTGTTGTTTACAGAACTTTAATCCCTTTTCTTGAACAAAAGTGACTCCCTCAAAAGGTGCGGACTTTATTTGTTTTAGTGTGTCTAAAACAATTTTAGCGACCAACTCTTGTTGAATTTCTGATTTTACAATTTGTTCTAAGGTATCAAATGAAGGAGTAGACTCGTACTTCGTGTAATACTCTTTAACCATCTGTACAATGATTTTAAAGTATTTGTTGTCAAAATAAGAACTTTCTAAAACATCCATTATTGTGGATGAGAAAGTCTTATCAAGAATAATCTGATTGATAAGTTGTAACTGAAATGTATTACCGAGGTAATCAAAATTTTTCATAGTAGAACTGAGCCCCTCTATTAATTAAATACTTACTTAGCCAAGTCGTATTCTAGATATTTAAAAGATAATTTGGTTTCTGAAAAGATGTCAGTTAGGGTTTTCAAAATTTCTTTCAAATACGGTCTAACGTCTACTGTATAACGAACTTTTGGTGGGAACATTTTTCCATCAAATATTCTATGACAAATTGTCTGTTCGTTAAATTTTACATAAAGGTTGAAATACTCGGGTCCATCGGTGAAAGATGTTTCCATAACTGATGGGTCATGCATAATTGACTCTTTGTTATCCATCATATAAATTACGGTCTTCATTTTCAAATCATACTTTAGGGTGTCCGCAGTTCTTTTCATAAAGTCATACAACTCTAATGAATTTTTTGCCCTTGGGTTAAACCCTTTGACGTTGAAAAATCTCTGTACAACAATGTTGTCATTCAATGTTAGTAGGAATTCTAATTTAGTAATTTCCTGTTCTCTGTTCATTTTTTGTTTTTTTGATTATTAAATTTTTCGTTTTTCTTTTCTAATTAGTTTCATGAATGGTTTGAGAAACGTTACCCAAGCTTCGTCATTTTTGGGAAGAAACTTGAATAGTCCGTCGGAAACCATCATTTTCATCAAGTTCTTATAGCCCCTATTTTCAGGGTCAAAAACATCATTTTGAATTTGTTCGACAATTTGTTTTCCTTCATCGGAAATTAAAGGTTGTTGTAAGTCAACAAGTTTTTGGTTAGTAATAAAGAATTCTTCTCCAAGT